ACAATCATCCCGCATTACACCGCGCACATAGGGGCTGTCATACCACCTTGCGGCCATATCGACCAAGGCGCGGCACTCACTAACGTCACGCTGATAAAGCTGTGCCTTATCTTCGCTGACGCGCAGATCGGCTATTGGGGCGCGACTAGCGCACCCCGATAACACGATTGCTGTTACGACTAACCAGCGCATTTTAATAACCTAAATTGCGTTCGCCGCAACCTTCGCTGTTATTAAATGAAGCATACATTGCAGTGATAACATCCATAAACTTTGGCCAAGCAGACTGCGACACGCCATAATGATCTGGCAAATCCCAATCATCACCACCGTCAATAAAAACACCTTTTTGCACTAAGCTAGAAATGACACCGCGATAAACGGTCATATCTAAAAATGACAGATCTTTGACGCCGATCAACGCGTCAGGATGAATTGTATTTTCATCAAGTTCGTATTCGGTTGGCCATTCTGATGATTGCAGTCTGCCCTCACCCAAAAAATCCCAATAATGTTCAAGCAACTGCTTTTCTAACTTTGTAAACATTTTGCAAACTCCCGTTTTGCTGTGATAGGCGGGGCTGTTAAGCCGCCGCCTCTTTTGACAATTTGATTTTTGCTTCAAAATCGTCTGACAATTTGCATAAGTCGACGGCCAGCTTTTTTTGTTTTTCAGTCAAACGGCCAATTTGCGATACAGCTAATTTCAACTCTATCGCCGCACGAATTTGGTTTGCAATCTTTTCGCTTCGTGCGTAACGACCTGTTTCTGGATTAAGAAAAGCACGACCACGGTGCGGGTCATCAGTTTGGAAAATGCCACGCAATTCGCGCTTTGCTACACCGTCAACACCTTGACTGATTATTACAGACGCCCAGTAAAATGTACTGCGACCATTTTCATCTGTGTAATTGCCCCATTCAATATCTTGCATTGTGCGACAATCGCGGATTTCATTTACATAAACATTCATTTTAAAAACTCCCGTTTTGCTGTGATAATTACAAGCCGTACCAGCTTTATTCCCACCTGTCTACACTTTTTTACACATCAGCACCAACTTTTTTTAATTCGGCAATCACATCCGGTCTGTTTTGCTTGTAATAGGTGCGTAAACCATCGCCCATCGTCTGCCACTGTTCCAAGCTGATCATTTTACGCTGTGGCGGTGTCCATTCTGTCGATTGCCCGTTAATCGGCCTAGAATGCCCCGTGACGCGCTTTGGTGCCTTTTCCGCTTCACGCATACACCAGTTGCGCCAAAACGCCTGTACGTCCACATAAGAGGCTTTGTTGCCGTTTTGCTGATCCCACATTCTGATGCGTTGCAGTATTTCGCCACCATTTAGGCCTTTACTGGCGGCATATGCCAGATCTTCATCTGATGGCGTCCAATCACAAACTTTGGTTTTTCTATTTTTATTATTTATTGTTTTATATTGTTCGGGTGACATATGGGTGTCACTACTAGGTGACAGAGCTGTGTCACTAGGTGACAGTGTGTCACCCCCATTAGTTCGTAATGGTTCGATATGGTATCTGTTGGTTTTGTTTGGTGTCTTATCGACCGATAAAAACCCCATTTCGACCAGCTTTTGCACTTTCCGCATCACAGTGCGTTCGCTACAGCTTGCCGCAATCGCCAGCCATTTAATGCTTGGCCACGCCACGTTATATTCATCGTTATAACGATCACTGATGCCAATTAGCACCAGCTTGGCAATACTGTCACCGATGTTTTGTTCTAATGCCCACGAAACCGCCTTAATGCTCATTATCAATCACCTCTAATGTCAATGCCGCATAGCCAATAATGTCCAACAGGCTATCAACGTGCTTGCAGTCGCTGTTTGCCAGCCGTGACAGTTTCATTGCGATCATCATCGCACCAAACTGCTCCGGCGTTATATCTTTGCCAGCGATCATCGACATCATCTGGCTGGTCTGCGTCCAGTTTTTCCGCAGATCGCCGTAACTTTCGCCGCGCTGTTTCAGTATAGCCTGCACATTTTCCAGTGCTTTAGAACGGTTCATTTATCTTTTCCACTATTGTAAATTTCTCTATTGGTATTTCAGCCATCAGCCCAAAATCGCGTTCTATGCCACGATCACGCCTGCCGCCAATGGTCGTTTCAAAATCCACGTTGAAATTGACATAGCCAATGCAGTCAATCCAGCGCACAATCAGAAATGTCGGCAAGCCGGTTTCAAACGCCACCTGACGCGCATACATCATCTTGTGCAGATGTAGCAGTGACGTTTTATATCTGCCGATCTCAAAACTACGGCATTTGATTTCCGCAAAAGCCGCAATCCCCCCTTTACGCACCAGCCCAAAATCAAGCCGGTCATATTCTGGCAGTTTTACAAAATCCACGCCCCAGACGCGGCTAACTGCCTGCATCGTTTTCAGTTCAAGTGCCAAATGTGCGTTGGTTTCCATTTCATCCCCCGTTCGGATCATATGACAAATTGTTTGGGTTAAACGGTATTATATTGTGCTTGTTACGGGTCGTTTTGCAGTAGTCGGCCCGTATCACGCCCAATGGTTCAACACCATCTTCGATGTGTCTTGGATACACCCGCACTTCGATGCCGGCTCTGCCTTTGAACAAATGCACCGTCAGATCTTTAATATCGATCCAGCTTTCAGCCGATAGCATCGTATAAGTGCGATCACCGATAGTCTGATAACCATCATCCATTTGCTAATATCTCCCGCGCCACATAGCAAAAAGTGTCAATGTCCATTTCGCACGCATATTTCCAGTCGTGCTTTTCAGCTAGATCGCCAGACATAATGAAAAACGCCAGATATGTCATCGCCTGCACCGGCAATCGCACCCGCGTCTTTGATCTATCAAGCCGATAAAACAACGCAGGCATCTTATCAGCTTGTTCAGCCGCAGTACAAACTTGATCCCACCATTTCGGATCAACGCCGGTTTTTCTGCGCTTGCATTCTATCACAAAAGGAAAATCGCAATCATCAGTATATAGGTCGCCAAGATTAGCTTCGCGCGTTTGTTCCAACTGACGTTGAAATTTAAAACCAAGCTGGAAATGCAATTCTTTAGCAATTTCAAATTCATAACCCTTACCCTTGTTACGGCTTTTCAGTCCAGACATCACTGCCCCCGTTTGTTGCTTTCGCACATCATTGCCGAAATCAAATAAATCTGTAAAGCGGAAATTTAAATGTTGCAAAATGTGAAAGCGTGGAATACGGTGTCAAAATGAAACGGGAAATCGGAAAAGAATGGCGTGACGCTGATCTGACACACCTATCTGTCAGCCAGCTAAATCGCACGCCTGCATATTGGATTTACGCATATTTATATCTGCGTGATGACCGCAAAAACATTACTGTCGGTGAAAATGCCGCAGTCGGCACAGCAGTACATAATGGCACGCAGGCAATCGTCTGTCACGGTCTTGACATCACTGATCAGATCTTGGCGGCGCAGATTGCGTTCGATTTTCACGATGCAAATCAGGATCAGGCAAAGCGCGAAAAATACCGCGATTGCATACCGGATATGATTCGCAACGCAGTGGATATATTGACTGAATACGGCTTTGTCGGCGCGGTTGATGAAGAACGCATTGAAACGTGGCTGGATGGCGTCAATGTGCCGTTAATCGGATTTGTCGATATGCTGGTACCGGAAACAATGTTTTGCGAAATCAAAACCAAAGCACCGCGCAAAACCAAGCTGTTAAAAGATGGCACGCAGGGCTGGGCAAAAGCCACCCTGCCGAAATCGCCGGAAAAGGCGCACGTTGCACAAGCCGCTATTTATCATCACGCACTGCAAGTGACACCATCGATCTGTTATGTAACTCATCACGATGCTGTGATGTTTACGCCATTTAATTGTGATGAATTGAAAGCTGACGCACTGGCTGACGCTGTTGAAGATATGCGGCAAAAGGCACTGATCCGGCAAAACCTGTTGCGGGTAAGCACTGATCCAAAAGTGCTGGCCAGCTTCACCGATCCAGACTGGTCGCATATGTACCAGTGGAAAATAGAAGATGAATATTTAGAAAAGGCGAAAAAACTATGGAAGCTGTAAAACTCGAC